AGACCATCATTACTGCCAACCAAGGTCAGTCTGCTGGTAACGCTACAACGGCTCGTACTATGGGTTCACTCCTGTCGTACATCAAGACCAACAGCTCTGTTAACGGTACATCCGTTACTGGTGTTGATCCTACAACGATTGGTGTTTCTACTCGTACAGACGGCACGACTCGTACATTTACTGAGGATCTCCTGAAGGAAGTTATTCAGGAAGTGTTTGTTTCGGGTGGTACGCCTACTCTTGCTGTTATGCGTCCTGCGCTTAAGCAGAAAGTTTCTGGCTTCCAGGGTAACTCTGCCTACCGCGTTAATACCGACAACTCGGTTGGCAATGTAACAGTCGTGGCAGGGGCCGATTTATATCAAAGCGACTTCGGAATTCTGAGTCTTATTCCTGATAGATTCCTCCGTTCTAGTGATCGTGAAGTTCTGATCCTTGATCCTGAGTTTGCTGCCCTTGCTTACCTCCGTCCATTTGCCACAAAAGACCTGGCAATCAACGGTGATAGCGAGCGTTCACAGCTTATCGCTGAACTCACGCTGGAAGTTCGTAACGAAGCTGCCCACGGTATCGTGGCCGACCTCAACACGAACTAAACTGCTGTAAAATGGGGGGTGGGTAACTGCCCCCCTATTTAGGAGTTATATGCCTAAGTTATTCTCGCAAGACCTGGACACCCAAACGGTACAGATTGCACACGATGACGGAGAAGGCGGTCTTATCTTAGAGACCAAACAAAACGTAAAGCCTTTTCTGGAACAAAACAAAGCCTCCTACGCTCGGATCGATGAGAGGGCAAGATGGGGCGAGTTCACACATATTGCGAGTATTCCCTTTGCTGTTATACAACAGTTAAACAAAGAGGGGATACTAAAAGGGTTTCACATAGTCGAGCCTAAGAAGTTAAAGGCTTGGTTAAACGACTCTGACAATCGCTTTTTTAGAACTCGACCTGGGAGGATTTAATGCGGGTAGCTATATGTATCCCTTCACGCGGGGATATGATGATGGGGACGGCGTTTGACCTAGCAACGATGTGCGGATACGACTCTCGATTTAGGGATGGCACACAGGCTATTTATACGGTTGCGGGTACGCTTATATTTGACCAACGTAACAAACTCGCAGAAGTGGCGTTAAACGAGGGTGCAGATTATATCCTCTGGGTGGACGCAGATATGCGGTTTCCTAAGAACACGATAGAGAGGTTGCTGGCTCACGATAAGGACATTGTGGGCGTAAACGCTACCACTCGGAATTACCCTGTAAGCCCTACCGCAAAGCACCTAGAGTGCGACTTTGAGCAGAACAGTTCTACTTGGATTCCTGTGAACTCCAAAGGCAAGACTGGAATCGAGAAGGTGGCTGCGATAGGTTGCGGGGTGATGCTATGCAAAGCAGAAGTCTTTAAGAAAACGCCTCAACCTTGGTTCTGGTTTCACAAGTTGAAGTCAGACAAGATACTAGGTGAGGATGTCCACTTTTGCATTGCGGCTCACGATGCTGGATTTGAGACTTGGGTGGATCATGGCCTAAGTAACGAGATAGGCCACATAGGACAGTACACTTACTCATGGCAGGATATAAACAATGGCTCTGACCAACTACGCAGACCTGAAAACAACGGTCGCAAATTATCTGGGAAGAAGCGATCTAACAAGCGCAATTCCTGACTTTATTACGCTGGCAGAGATTCGTCTTGCCAGACAGTTACGACTGCGGCAGATGCTTGAAACTGCCACCTTGCCCACCACGGGCGGGACTTCTACGATTACCCTTCCTGCCGACTTCTTGTCCATTCGTGACATCTATATCGACCAAAATCCACGAAGAAGCCTATCCTACCTATCGCCCTCTGCTTTTACTCGCGATGCAAGAGCTGCGGAGTCGGGCCTTCCTGTGTTCTATACCCAGAAGTCTGACCAAATAGAGTTTGCCCCTATCCCAGACACAAACTACTCGGTGAAGATGTTGTATTACGCAAAGCCCGCTGTCCTTACCGACTCCAATACCACAAATGTGTTTATGACGGTCTGCCCAGATGCGCTTATCTACGGAGCCTTGATAGAGGCAGAGCCTTACCTTATGAACGATGCGCGTATGGTGGTATGGACGCAGATGTATAGCAACGCGGTGCAAAGTCTTGCGGAGTCGGATAACACCTCAGAGTACGCAGGTGTTCCCCTTACTATGTCTGTGACCTCACGATAATGACTATCAGCAAGGTTACTTTCACAGAGTGGCTTCCTGACCAACCTGGTGTTGTTGGAGCCTTAACAAACGCCCGCAACGTCTTTCCTAAAGCTGTTGGGTATGGCCCATTTCCAGAAGAAGAGGACTACTCTGCCGCAGCCTCAGAGGATCTAAATAGTGTTGCGGCTGGCTCTAACTCTGCGGGTGACGTAAAGATATTTGCGGGCGGTGCTACCAAGTTGTTCCTTCTGGATTCCTCAGACTTCTCTTTGGATGACGTTTCTGGGTCAACCTATACCAGCACAGACAGGTGGCGTTTTGTCCAGTTCGGTAATTTTATGATTGCGGCAAACGGTAAAAACACATTGCAGTACGCAGATATGGCAACCACAACCATATCATTTCAAGACCTTGATGCCTCTGCTCCCACCTCTAAGTTTGTGACAGCGGTGCGGGACTTTGTGGTAACTGGCAACACCAACACATCGTCTTCCCAAATGGTCTGGTCAGGGCTTAACAATCCGAACACTTGGGCCAACACAGCCATTACCCAGTCAGACAATCAGGTCATTCCTGACGGTGGTGAGATTAAGGGCGTAACGGGTGGCGAGTTTGGGATTGTATTGTTAGAGAGATCAATTGTTAGGATGTCCTACGTTGGCTCCCCGATCATCTTCCAGTTTGACAACATTGCTAGAAACCTTGGGTGCTTTGAAAGCAACTCGGTGGCGCAATGGCAGGGCATCACTTACTGGCTTGCGGATGACGGATTCTATGCCTGTAACGGTGAGACGATAGAGGCGATAGGCGCAGAGAAGATTAACAGGTACTTCTGGAACACGGTGCAAGACTCTGCGATTAACCTTATGTCTACCGCGATAGACCCGTTCAGGGCTTTGATCCTCTGGGGCTACCCTGCAATTGACGGTGACTACAGGATCTTGGCTTATCACATTCCGACTAAGAAGTGGTCATTTGCGGAGACCAACGTAAACCGTATTGGCGACATTACAACCCCTGCGGTGACGCTTGAGAGTTTAGATAACTTCTCTGCCTCCCTAGATGCTTTAGAGACCTCTTTAGACTCTAGGCAATGGTTGGGTGGGTATTACCTTGTTGCGGGTGTCAGAGGGACTAAAATTGTCTCGTTTACTGGCTCAAGCAAAACAGCAAGGGTTACGTCTGCTGATTTAGAGACGGGGGCAAATATGTCTATGGTGACGCTTGTAAGGCCCATAGTTGAGAACGGCTCTGCGAGTGTGGCTGTGGATTCTAGGTTTAATCTGAGCGAGGCCGTTAGTTTTGGTGACGCAACCGCAGCAGATAGTGAAAATAGGGTTGGAATGCGGTCGTTAGGCAGGTATCATAGGGTTCGGGTTATTCCCTCTGGAAATTGGACAACCGCTATCGGATTTGAGGTTGATATTCAGCAAGCGGGTGGTCGCTAATGCAGTTTCGTAGGCTTCCCCCTCCTGGCGGAACTCCCAGGCAGGTTGCGGAGATCCTGAACAACGCGATGGACGGCAAGACCAACAATACTGGCACAGTCACGCTGGAGACTGGTAATGCAACGTCCACCACGTTTTACGATGAGCGCATCTCTGTAGACACAAAGATAGTTCTAGTGCCGTTTAGTTCTGCGGCCTTTTCAAGCATTGCGCCATTCGGTGAGTTTAGCAACAACAACGGTCAGACTGCTCCAAGTACGGGAACGTCTGCGGTTGTAGAGTGGGACACCACAGACAAGTCCTCTAATATTTATTTGAGCAACACAACAAGGGTGAATGTAAGAAATCCTGGCACATATTCTGTGCAGTATTCCTTACAGTTATCCAGCGCGGCAAACGACTATCAGTATGCTGATGTTTGGTTAAAGAAGAATGCAACCATTGTAGACAATACAGGCAAGCGGTATTACCTGCCTCCTAGAAAGTCTGCGTCTGAGCCAGCCCATGTGGTCGCAACGTATGAGACGTTGGTTACGTTAGCTGCGGGTGACTACATAGAAGTGGCTGGATCGGTGACAAGTACAGATGTGACGTTAGAGTATTTTGCTGCTGATGGTGCGGTTCCAAGACCTGCTATTCCTGCGGCAAGTGTCGTTATTAAATACTCGTCTCCAGTTGCGTATTCCAATATTTATGTTTCATCTCAGTCTCAAGGTCAGGCAACAATTACACACTTTGCCAATGACACAGCAGACAAGACCTATGCCTATATTTTAGTGGGGTAATTATGGCTACAGCAGCAGAACTCAATATGTTTAATCAGCTCATGGCAACGGGTGACTACGCTGGTGCGGCACAAGTCGCACAACAAGCGGGTTATAGCGCGGGAGATGTTGCGACTTACATCAACCAGAACCTTGCTGGCCTAAACCTGCCGACAGACGCTAACATTAGTGCAGATGTTGTGCAGTCACTCTACACGCCTACCCCTACTATTACTCCCACGCCAGTAAACGTCCCCACGGGAACTCTGCCTGGGACTGGGTTTACTGCGCCCACGGTCAATCCTCTTACTCCTGCTGCTGGCGAGAGTCAGATAGACCCTGTAATTGCTCCTTATCTTTCTGAGGCTTTAGGTCGCGCAAGGTCTTTATTCCTTACTGGCGCACAGCCAGAGTTATACCCAGGTCAGATGTATGTCGGGCCTTCCGCGCAGACAGAGACAGCTCTTACACAAATGGAGCAGTTAGCAGGGGCAGCAGCACCTTTTTATCAAGAAGCACAAAGGGGCGTTACTACTGGGCTAGAGGGATTGCGTAGAACTGCTGGGGGCGGCTTTTTAGGCGGTTCACCTTACCAGCAAGCAATGATAGAGGCGGCAACCCGTCCTCTTACTCAACGATTTGCAGAAGAGGTTATGCCTGGTATCCAAAGCACCTTCTCTCGCGCTGGTCGTTTAGGATCAGGAGCGCAGGGTGCTGTCACGGGCAGGGCTACAGAGGGCTTTACTAGGGCTTTAGGCGATGTAACCTCGCGTATTGCTGCGGAGGACTATGCCCGTGAGCGTGGCTTCCAAGAGGCGGCTACTCGTGACGTTATCTCCCAAGCAGGGCAACTAGGAAATGTATTCTCCTCATTCCTCGCACCCTCTCAAGCATTAGGGCAGGTTGGCGCACAGAGAGAGGCGATTGCTGGTCAACCTCTTGCGGAGTCTATGCGTAGGTTTGAGTACACGCAGAATCTTCCCCAACAGCAGTTTGCTAATTACATGGCCTCTATTTACGGTTCTCCTCTGGGTGCTGCTAGTGCCGCCCCTCAGATGCAGGGCAGTAGCACTCTACAGAATATTGGTGGGCTATTTAATGTGGCTGGTGCGGTTCCTGGCGCAGTAAAAGGTTTTCAAACTGGCTTAGATTTCTTCCGTGGACTAGCGGCCTAAATGACCGACTACGACCTCCGCGATAGCGGGTTCATCAACTATGACGCTCTAAACAACATAGAGCGCGAGTTACGCGAACAATACGCTATTCAAGAAACCGAGGGTGTAAGGTACAAGCGGCCCCAAGACTTAGACGCGATCTTTCGTACTCAGGCGGCTAAACTTGCGGCCCAGGGTGTAGAGAGCGTTTACGATCTTACGCCCGCACCTTATGAGTTTCAGGGAGACGACAGGGGTACAGTTACCAACCTTCTCAATAAGCGCACAGGTGATGTTCTGCGCGAGGCAAGATTACAAGAGGGGTGGGAGGAAGACCCAACTGCGGTTACATTTAAGAAGACAAAGAACTTAGAAGGCGAGACTGTAAACCAACCAATTGAGTTACAGAGTCGCTCAGAGGGTTTTGACAGGTGGGGCTATGACACCTCTGTAGAGGGCATGGCTCACTACGGGATTAACTTTGTAGACGGTGTGCCAGTATTTACGCCCTATTACAAAGATACATCATCAGAGATATTTGGCATTAACCTAGAAGACGCGGCAAAAACGGCTATTGCTGTGGCGGGCATTTACTATGGCGGTTCTGCGCTGTTAGGTTCTGGTGCGGGAACAGCGGGTGCGGCTACAGGTACGGCTATTGTTGGAACGCCAGGTGTGTCTACTATTTATACTGTTGCGAATCCGTCTATCGGGGTCTCTACGTTAGCACCACAGGCTATTGGTGCAACTGGCAGTCTTTTAGCAGCAGACGCAGCGTTAGCGTCTGGTGGTGCGCCTATTTCTACAGCAACTGCGGTTCCAGCAGGGCAGTTAGCATACCCCGCTGTAGAGGTTGCTTCGATCCCAAATGCTTCTCTTGCGCCAACGTCATTTCAGGCAGCTTTGCCTGGTCTTGGTATAGAAACAGCCGCGAGTGCTGCCCCGTTTACTGCGGCCCCTGGTTCGTTCCAGGCTGCGGTTCCTTCGTTGCTTGCTCCAACCGCATCTGGCTCATCTTTGTTAAGCAATGTAAGAGATGTAGCAAGGCTTGGCGATTTGGCAAACACAATCTTTAACCCGCCTAAACTAGGTTCAGGACAGCAACAGCCTATGAGAAGGCCACAGTCGCAGTTTTCACTTCCTGCGCCACAACCAACAGTAGTAGGACTTCTCCCCCTTGCGGAGCGTTATCGGAGATCGTTGATATGAATGAAGAACTATTAAGCCTCTTAGGAGCCACGCCAGAGCAGATCGCACAAGCTCGACAGCGTTCTGGGTTTGAGGAGTTAGGACTATTAGGGCAAGCCCTATCTGCGGCTGGCGCACCTGCTCCCAGAGGGACTTCTACGCTAGGTCGGTTAGGCCAAGCTGCGGGGATGTACACACAAGCACCTCGTCAGACTATGGACACCCTCTTGCAAGACCTGTTACGCAAACAGCAGATACAGGATATGCAGAAGAAGCGGGAGCAACAGACTCGATCTGAAGCGGCTAGGCAACAGTTTGCAAATATGTTTGCGCCCACAACTCCACAGACTGCGCTTGCGGCTCCTGGGCGTGTTGGGCCTACTGCGGCTAGGGCTGGAATGATAGGGCAGACACCTGCTTTAGATAGGAACCGATTGTTGTCCGCAATTTTAGACCCCAATATGCCTCCAGATGTTTTGGAGAGGGCAAAGCTCGTTTATGAGGCAACAAAACCAGCAGAAACAAAAATGCCAACAAGCGCACAAGAATTTGCGTTGGCAAAAGAAAACCCTGAATTTGCTGCGTTTTTGCAAAGGAAGCAAGAGGCTAGCGGAACAAAAATATCTATAGATATGAACAAAACTTTTGGCGGCACGTTAGATAAGAACTTAGAGTCTTATTTTGACAATGGGTTAAAAGCTAGAAATGCCATTCCAAATGTTAGAACAATGTCTGCGTTGTTAGACGAGGGAGTGCAAACTGGATTTGGTCAAGAAACTATTAACAAACTTAACCAAGCAGCGCAGTTGTTTAACCCTAATTACAAAGCAAAAGAAGTTGCTGGACAAGAAAACTTTATTGCGCTAAGTAACGAAATTATCCTTCCGCAAGTTAAACAGCTTGGTGTTAACCCAACGGATGCTGACCTTAACTTTATTGTCAAAGGTTCACCAACGCTTAGTAAATCAGTTGAGGGCAATAAATTGTTGCTAAGAGCGTTAGACATTAAATTACAGCGAGACGCTTTCCTTCAAGAATTTGTTACCAACTGGCAAGACCAGAATGTTTCGTTGATTGAGAAGTCCCCTGTCCGCGCAAATACAGAGCTTAGAAAACAGGTTCTTGAGCTTACAAAAACCCATCCGTTATGGACTGAAGCAACACAACAGCTTAGACAGCAATACTCACAAATCACTAGCGGACAGAAACCATCTTTAACTGCTGGTTCACCATTTCGTAGGAACTAAGAATGGCTAATTTAACCGACAAGCTAATGCAGTTGCGGGACGAGCTACAGGCAGACCGTGACCAGAAGATGCTTACCAATGAAGGTGAGGTCTTGTTGCGGAACTTAGAAAGTGGTGTAGCCACGCAAAGCATTGGCTCTGCGCTACAGGGCATAACGCTTAATCTTTCAGATGAGGGCATAGGTTGGGTTCGGTCTTTCCTTTCAGATGTCCCTGCGCAAACAGCACAGATGGTTAGCCAGGTTGGTATAGAGGCAACCCCACAGGAAATGGGCGGTGCTATAGAGCGTTTAGGATTAGAGCAGTACAGACAAGAATTTCCTGGTCGTGCGTTTGCCTCTGAAATGGGTGGTGCTATTGCTCCTGCTTTGCTTAGTCGCGGCAGAACTGCGCCAGAGTCGCTTGCTATGTCAACCGCAAAAGGCACGGGTCTTGGGTTTGTAAGCGGTGCTGGTGCGGGAGAAGGAACACTAGGAGAACGAGCAGAAGAAGGGTTGTTTGGCGCAACTATGGGGTTGGTGGCTACTCCTGCATTACAGCTTACTGGTAGGGTTACAGGCAAGGCTTACAGGAGCGTTGTAGACGGGATGTTTGCCTCTCCTGATAGGTTGGGCAAAGATGCGGCTAGAGACGCTATAAAATCTGCTTTAGAGGCAGATGCTGGTACTGTAGACCAAGCCATTGCTACTGTCTTATCTAAAGCTGGCAAGCCATACTCACTTGCAGACATTGGCCCAAATACTCGTGCTTACTTGGATGCTGCAAATGTGCTTCCTGGCCCAGGTAAAAAGGCTGCTAAAGACTTCTTAGATAAGCGCGACCGTGGTATTGCGGCTCGTCTTACGTCAGATATACAAGACGCATTTGGTAGCAGGGCATCGTTTTTTGATGAGTTTAACGCCCTAAAAGAGGCTAGGTCAGACCTTGGCAAGCGACTTTACGAGCGAGCTTTGTCTAAAAAAATACCCGTAAACAAAGAGCTTACAGGGTTGCTTCAGAGACCAAGCCTTCAGGATGCTTACAACCGAGGCATTACTATCGCCCGCGAACGCGGTATGCCTGTACCAAAAACCCGCGTTGAGAATGGCAAGTTGATGACTGACCAGGGCGAGGTAACAGATATAGACACGGAGTTTCTTCACATCCTCAAGATGGGGTTGGATGATGTTGTATTTACTGGCAAGTCTCCAGTAAGCGGAATAGGTTCTACAGCACTCAACTCGGTAAAAGATACTCGCGCACAGTTTCTTAACTTTATAGACAGGAACAATCCTGCTTATAAACGCGCAAGAAACTATTGGGCTGGCGAAACCTCTGCAATGGATGCTAT